TATTATGTCATACCATTCACCATCTGAAACATCGTCGATCAAAGGCTTTCCGCTGGTGTAGGTAGTTATTGTATATCCACCATCACCATGCTCTTTTAGATATCGGTCAATGCTATTTTTGAAAATCTCAATTCGTAAATTATCATCGTCACAAATCGCAATTTTCATTCAAATCATTCCCTTATTGGCGTTGTTTTCGCCATTTGCAAAAAAAAGTGTTTAAATATGCTATTTTTTATTATAGCATCATTAAATTTAGTTGTAAATAGACGTTTTTTAGGTGATTTATGAAATGAAAATAATCAAAAATATACTAATTATAATAGGAACTGTACTTTTGCTTAATTACATTGTTTGTTTACCAATGTGCGTAGACGATTATATCCGCGAAGAGTCAGAAGTGTATTCTGTCCAAAATGCGTACAGATCTTCTGCCCTACATAAGAATAGCGCCCATGAAATAAAGCGGACCATGCCGCCGTTTTTATT